GCTTTAAACGGTTTAAGACGTTTTATTTTTAAAGATGTTAAAGGCGAAAATTTGCAAGATTTTGACGTTAACGACGTTGTTTCAATGATTAAACATGAAAAGTTTAAATCTTCTAAAATGTCTAATTTCCAAACCGTTGTTAATAATACTAAGAAATATTTGGAAATCATTGACGGTTCAGAAAAATCAACAAAAAATGAAAAATCCGCAAATCCTGAAAATTCTGCAAGCGGTGAGAATATTGCAGATAATCAAAAATCAAAAATGGAAATTGTATATGATGCAATTATGAAATTATCATTTAAAGAAAAATGCGAGATTGCAGAATTTTTGAATGAAGAAATTTCAAAGAATAGAGAGCAAATAAAACTCGCTAAACATGGATAAATAAAAAATAAATTCCCCTAGAAAATGGTTACTAATTAATTTTAGTAGCCATTTTTTTTATGTCCAAAATTTGTGCGTCAATTACGGTCATACTGTGTATGACTTACGGTCATAGTGTGTGAGTGACCAACGTGCTGTAATTACGGTCATAGTGTGTGGCTGAAAAATGTCAACGGTTGACAATTTGGAGGTGCTATTGACTATGAAATATAGAGGTGCTATTATGTATAGATAATAAGGGATTGCTCATAGTGAGTGGTTAATTGAAAATGTCAACGATTGACAATTTAGATAGGAGTTACAGATGACAATTAAAGAATTATTTAAAAACTTATCAAGATATGATGAGAATACAAGATTAGATTTTATGTGTATCACTCATGTTGAATCAGATTCACAATATGATATTCCATTAAAGTTAGTGGGAGTTATAGGAAGTGGAGATACTGTTGAGAATTGTGACGTTAAATATTTAGAACTAGGATTAATAGAGGAGAAGTAAATGGCTAGAAAAGATAGAGGATTCGGTTTTGAGAGTAATAACATTGTACCATTCAGTCAAGGCAAAAAAGGTGTTTCATCTAGTTGGGTAGCATCTCCAAGTGAGACAAACCAAAGAACTATAGCATCTAATCCTATAATGATTGTAGGTGCTTTGAGTGTAGGTAGTGAGTTACAAAAATATACTCAAAAGGTTATGAAAGATAAATCAGATAAGAACTTACAAGCTTTGATAGATGCACTTGAAGATTTGTAGTGCTATTGACTAAGTCTTTGATTTTTAGTAATATTATAGAATAAGAAAGTAACAATTAATTAACAACGAAAATGTCAACCATTGACAAATTAAAAAGTGAAAGGATAAAAAAATGGGATTACATATAAATATTTACAGATGCAATAAATATGGCGATTGTACAAACGATGGAGTTTCATCATGGGATATAAAGGGATTGTGTATTACAAACATTGACGCACCAAACAGTCCTAGCTATGATTATCCAAGTGCTGAATTAGTATTACAACAACATGGTAATAGAAAAACTGTTAAGATTGTACCAACGGAAACTAAAGGTAAATATACAATGTTTGGTGGTAATTATGGTGGTATAAGTGATTCTAGATTTTCCGAGACTATAGAAAAAATGTTAGGTCACGCATTTTATGGTGCAGTTCCGATACATGATAGAGTAGAATATTAGTAGAAAGGGAAGTTAAATGTTTTTACAACTTAAAAAAGTATCTGATGAAATGGATATACCTAGAGTGTATGTGACAACAAAATATATGCTTACAAAACTAAAATTACAGTTAAAATTTGGAATGATGAAACTGGAGTTAATACTGAAGAAACATTTAAGAAAGATAAGAAAAATAAGTTCTTTGATGTGCTTAAATGGATTGAAACTAAAGTGTGTATGGAAGTTAAGCTTTAGTACAAAAATGTCAATGATTGACAAAATTTTAATAATAACAACAACAACGAAAGGATAAGTTAATGTCTAAAGAGCCAAAAGGTTACGTCATCTATGACGGTCCATCACTACTAAATGGAAAACGTATTATTGCAATAGCACTAACTAGTAAATCAGCTAATTCAAAAACTGGTGATATGATGCAGACTTATATTATCACACCTCACAATCCTATGTATGCTTCCAAGCATGGGTTAGATGATGCTAATTGTGGGGATTGTCCACATCGAGGTACACCTACAGATGACCCCAACCGTAAACAAGCAAAGGGTAGGACTTGCTATGTCAAGTTATATCAAGGTGTGCTTGTTGTATGGAAACAATGGGAAAAAGGTGCATATCCTATGCTTCAAGGACATGATGCATTAGCTATGATTGGTCAAGATAAAGATGTGAGAATAGGTACGTATGGAGATGGTGGTGCAGTTCCTAGCTATATTTGGGATAGTCTATTATCCAAGAAGAAAAAGCATACAGCTTATTGTCATCAATATGGTAATCCTAACTCAAGCTTTGACCCTATGATTTATATGGTTAGTGCAGACAGTCTATCTACTGCACAACATCATTGGAGTTTAGGCAATAGAACATTTCGTGTTATACAAGACGTTAGCGAAGTGGATAAATCAAAAGAAATACTTTGTCCAGCCTCAAAAGAAATGGGTAGGCGAGTACAATGCTCATCATGTATGCTCTGTGGTGGGTCTCAAGTAAAAGCTAAGAGCATAGCAATAGTTCAACACTAAAATGTCAATGATTGACAATTTCAATACTAAAAGGAGAATGAAAATGAACGATACAATTGGTAAAATATTAACTTTAATTATGTTAATTGGTGGTACATACCTATGTACACAAACTCTAAGTGAGTTGTTGTACAATAGTGGAGCTTTACACGTACTATTCTTTGCTATTTCCATTATAATGTTACGTTGTGGTATAGCATCTATCATAAAGGGTAAAATATCATGTTAGATATACATAAAATGCACATGTCAGATACGGTCACACGCAATCCATATTTGGATAAGTGCAAGAGTCAAGCACTCGTGGTACGTTTTTACCAAGATAGAGTGCAAGAGCTGCTACAAAAACGTAAATGTACGCATGATGTAGCTATCAAGATACGTGTGGAAAAGCGAAAGTATGAGGAACTTGAAAGAAAATTCTTTACTATGCATAATGCACAAGTAGCAAAAGCTCATATCATGGAGAGAAAGGAATGGAAAGACAAGTAATTCAACCTATGAAAAACCAAAAGTCTGTGAACAAGAAACTACGATTAGACCAAAAACGTAATCGCACATGGTCATTTAATCGTAAGTTTCGCAGACAGATTAAACTTAAATATCAATTACATATGATGCGATTACAGATGGGAGAACATTAGTATGAAGAAAGTTAGAGTGTATTGGAACTTGCACAAGAGAGTGTGGAGTGTTCAAGATGTCAAAAGTGGCAGAGTTGTATCACACAGACATTTCATAACAATACGAGATGCAAAGTTTGTTGTCCGTAAAGGTGGGCAGAAACGTGTTCGTGAAGAGGGTAAGAAGAATGTTCATGCCTTTGCAGTAGGCTATGTTGATGATAATTATAATATAGACAAAATTAAACCCACACCCAATGCTAACTTTAATTGGCAGATGGTGACATATAACCCATACAAAGATGATTACTTCATGCTTAAAGAAAAGGCAATGTCAAAAGATTGGGTAGGAGATATCCACATGGAATCCTTACGTTGTGAACATGGTGTAAAATCAAGAGTATACATATAGGAGAACATTAATATGACTAAAGAAATAAATGTATTAAGTTGCTTTGACGGTGCTAGTTGTGGTCAGCAAGCTTTGAGTAAGTTGAACATACCTATTGGTGCTTACTATGCATCTGAGATAGACCCCTATGCTATCAAAGTGACACAAGCTAATTTTCCTAATACAATACAATTAGGTGATATTACTAAGGTTGGCTATACAAGTTTCAATCATCATATTGACTTAATGATGGGTGGGTCACCATGTCAAGGATTCAGTTTTGCGGGTAAGCAGTTGAACTTTGATGACCCTCGAAGTAAGCTATTCTTTGACTTCATACGTATACGTGATGAGCTACTACCTAAGTATGTATTGCTAGAGAATGTGCGAATGTCTAAGGAATCACAAGATGTCATATCTAAGTATATGGGGTGTGAGCCTACTAAGATTAATTCAGCATTAGTGTCTGCCCAAAGTAGGAATAGGTTGTATTGGTTTGTACAATACGATTGGGATTTGCAGAAGTATGTTCCTATTCATATTCCTCAACCAAAAGACAAAGGTATCAAACTCAAAGATATACTTGAGGATTTACCATTTGGTGAGATGCCACAATACCTAGCTAATCATTGGAGTGGTGAGCCTAGAGGTAACAAGGTCAAGTCCGTTGATGATGATAAGGCTAATTGCTTGACTGCATCTATGTACAAAGGGCAGATACCTACATTTGTTAAGAAACATAATCCTACTATGTCTAAAGAGGGTTTGATACGTGTAGGTACAGCTAATCTCAAAGGGCATGATAGTATCAAACGTGTGTACTCTGATGAAGGTAAAGCACCTACACTTACGACTATGGGTGGTGGTCATAGAGAACCTAAGATATCTATAGGTAGGATTGTCAATCGTAGACTAGATGAGAATGGAGTACGTAAAGATAATCAATTAGAATTACCTTTCACAACTAAGGTTGAGGTCAGAAAAGATGATTTATCCAACTGCCTTACTACAGTTCAGAAAGATAATGTGGTAGTCAATCAAGATGAATACTTATGGCGAAAGTTGACACCACTAGAGTGTGAGAGATTGCAGACTATGCCAGATAATTATACTAATCATGTATCCAAGACACAGAGATACAAGATGATTGGCAATGGTTGGACAATAGATGTAATTGCTCATATACTAAGTAGTGTAGAGCTTGACCCTACTAAAGAGTGGACTAAAATGTATAACAACAATAAGGAGTATGTGTAATGACTAAAGAAAAAACTAAATCTGAATCAATTGAAATCGCTAGACAAAAAGGTATTCAAGGCATGAGTGAGGAACAGATGAAAGCAGTTAAAGAAGCTGAAAAACATTTAAGCTCAGCCTTACAAATGCTGTTTGAATGTCAAGATATGTACTTATCAGACATAAGAAACTTAGAGCAGAGTATGTGGGATTTGAGACGTGCCTTTAATTTAGATAAAAGGGATTGGTCATGAACTTAATAGAACTTGAGAAACATATCAAAGAGCATAAAATTATAGAAAAATTTATGGATGGTTTAACCGATGGTTTTGTAGATGGAGAAAGAGACGAAACACAATCACACCATTATTACAAACGAGGGTATGACTTTGGTGTAGATTTATATTGCAAACTATATGAGGAGTAAGAAATGACACGTGAAGATAAGATAAAGTTTATTATAAGACAAGAAAAACAATCAGGCAATTCATGGAAATGGATTGAAAAAGCTGATGATGAAACAGTAAATGAGTTGTATGATTATTGGACACAGGAGTTATAGTATGAATAGATTTATCATAGAACAAACACCACAAGCTATAGCACAATCTCTGTGTGACCAACACATAGTCAAGATGCCACTTGAAGAAGCACAGATGTTATGTACTTCACTATGGCATCATGCACCACAGTATGCAGAGGAGCATAACTTGTACAAACCAGTTCATCAAAAGCACCCTTGTACATTATGGGCAATGGAAACACAAATGAACTATGCGTTCGCTTTTACATTGTATGATGAGATGTTACGTGAATATACCTATAGATATAAAAAATCTCATGGTGCAAGTAAACATTATTATGCATTAAAGTATGGCTCTAAGTTTATACCTCATGGTAGTTTGACACCACATCCACAATGTTTTAGTGGGCATGATGAACTCAAGACTGATGAAGGATATCCTATTGAAGCATATAGGAAGTTCTATAGAGTTGACAAATTGAGATTTGCTCGATACAAATATACAAATAAACCCCAATGGCTAGAAGGAGAAGTAGCATGAAAGTAAAACAACTAATCAAAATCGCAGAAGCAGTAAACGGAAAACTACCTTCTGATATGTACGAACTAGATGAGGTAGACCACTACTCAATACATAGAGATGAACCCATAAGAATTGCTGACATGGATGTTGTGTATTTAGTCAGAGCATTTAGGCATCAAGAACGTATGCTTAGAAGACAAGTAGATGCAGATATCATATCTAAGTTAGCAAGAGAACGTGATATGTGGAAAGAGAAAGCATTGAACATGGTTGAGAAAGAAACATATGAAGCAGTTAGAGAAGCCTTAGCTGAAGTGAATAGACAACCTACTGTTAAAGCTGAAGCATATGACGCAGCTTGGAAAAGGATTCGGACTCTAGAGAAAAGAGCAAGTATGTGGCAAAGAGAATACGAGAAAGCAACACACAAGAAAGGTTGCAACTATGTATTCAGCGAGATACCAAATGATGAAGAAGGTAATGCTTTCATTAAAAATCTGAAGCAATATCTAAACAAAGAATCTTATAAGATGCGTGTCAAAGGTCAGTATCTTAAAGATGAAGTGAAGGAAGTCGATGGTTGGAGACCATACAACTTTGGGCAGCCTATCAGTAAATCAAAATGTCTACGAGTTTATGTAGATATAAACAAAGAAGGAGAGTAAAAATGTCAATCATTGACAAATTAAATGAGCAACAAAAAGAAAGGTTGCTCACAGAAATTAATAATTTAAAAGATATCGTGAATGATGTGCATGATGCGTGTCCTATTGACTATCATAAAGTTATTAATCTTGGTGGCTTAGAATATTTTCTTGCTGATGTATTTAATTTAGAATTACCTCAGTGTGAACATCGCCATCAAGAGAGATGGAGAAGCTATAGGATTAAAAAATGTTCCCGTAATGGATAAAATTGATAAGTAGTTATACAACTAATTATCAGTTGACATTATAAAATATAAATTATATAACATTAATAATAACAACATAAATGGAGAATGCTATGCCTTTAGATGGTATATTAGAAGTAAAAGAAAGTTTAATTAAAGTACAAGACAACTTAGACTTTAAGGTTTCATTTGAGCCTACAAAGTTTAACAAGAAGAAGTATGTTATTAACGAAAACACTGGTGAGTATATTGGTGTCGTAGGTAATAGTTTTAACTGTGCATCACATCCTACTTTCTTTCATGGAGTAAGTGAAGTTATACAAGACAACCGAACTGCTGAAGAATTAGATGGTGCTATTGTTAAATGTTTTTCCTCACGTAACAATGCTTGGGGTATGGTTGATATTACATTACCTAATGTAAGGTCACTAATCACGACAGACAAACATGAGACAAGTTTGCATGAGAGAATTATTGGATTACATGCTGTAGATGGTTCATGTTCTAACCAAGTATTCTTTGGACAAATAGATAGCTTTTGTACAAATGGTCAAGTCGGTGGTGAACATGACAAGATACGTAAGAAGAATACATCTAACTTCTGCATGGATAGGTTCATTCAAGAACTTAAAGATGCTAGACAGAACTTCTATGCACAGTCAGCTAACTTACAAAGGTGGGCAGAAACACCAATGCCAATCTTAGTTAGGGTGCAAGACTTACTCAAAGAGATTATCCCTTCTGATAGAAAAGCTGAGAAGATGGCTAGTCTTTATGCACAAGAAGTTTCTGTAAGAGGTGCAAATGTATTTAGTTTGTACAGTGCATTTACTAACTACTCAAGCTATGCTGATGAAAGAAATGGTTTCATACTAAGAGATACTGGTAATGATACTAAAGCTGAATCAATGTGGCAGAGGGAACACGAAGTATCTAAGTGGCTGTCTCACCCTAAGTTCAAAGCATTGGTTGCAGCCTAATGAGAAGAAGACCTAAACGTATACATAAAGATGAAGCTATATTATTGAAGCTACCTCTTAGAAAAGGAGACACGAGAGATGATGGGTTTCGCTTTATGTACTATACAAAACTAGAGGGATATCCAATAAGAGAAGTATGGATGTCTCCTAGTTCTTGGGAGAATAGAAAAAAACAAAGACGGAAACTAGCAGAAAAAGTAAGGAATAAGAAAAAGGCATTTATAAAAAGAGTTAAATTATATTATGGGTGTATACTTTGTGGCTATAAGAAACATCCAGATGCCCTACACTTTGACCACATAAATATACATAATAAGTTAAAGGATATAAGTGCTATGGTTTCATTTAGTAAAGAGAAAATAAAATTAGAGATGAAGAAATGCAGAATATTATGTGCTAATTGTCATGCAGCACATACTGCCAATCAAAGAGAAGAAGGAGTGTTTAATGAAAAAGACTAAATTCCCACGATATTTACAGGAGCAAAGATATGGAAACGGTATGGCTTTTTACAGGTATAATCCATCTGCTAGATATATTGATGCGGGTATTGTCACACGTACTAACTTAGGTTCTGATTTGTCAATAGCAAAAAAGCAAGCAAATGAATTTAATAAATTGATTGATGCATTTTTGCAACAGCAATCTGAAATTGTGTCTGTACAAAACAATCCTACTGTACAAGGCTTGGCTGATGAATATTTATTATCTAGTGATTTCAATATGTTAGCTGATAAATCTAAACAAGATTATCAATACTTTCTCAAGAACATGTTAGAGACACAAGTAGATGGTAAACCTTTGTCAAGAACTTATTTAAAAAATATGACTGGTGCAAAAGCTAAAAAAGCTTATGAAGTGTGGCTAAATCGTGGCATTTCTATGGCTAATCATATATGTTCTGTGTCAAGGAAAATTTATTCTTATGGAATGGAGATGGGTTACGTTCAAGGTAACCCTTTCTCTACCTTCAAAAGAAAAACAAGTAAGTCTAGAAAAACTCTTTGGACAAGGGAACAGGTCAAACAATTCTTGGATTATGCCTACTCAAATTTTAAGACACGTAACTTAGGATTGATTGCGCATATGGCATATGAGTGGTGTCAAAGAATTGGAGATATGCGATTATTAAAGTTTGATTGTATTGATTTTAATAAGGGCATTTTACATTTAGAGCAGTCTAAACGTAGAGCCACAGTTCACTTACCTATTAGTGAAGAATTACTTGAAATGTTAAAACAGCAGAAAGAGGACTACGGATTCCAAGAATATGTCGCACCCATGCCAAAGGCTATTAGAGGGGCATACAAGCCATATAGCTTACATGGGGTGTCTAAGGTAGGAAGAAGTGCTTTGACCTCTGCAGGACTGCCTAATGAGCTACGATTGGCAGATTTACGTAGAACAGGTACAACTGAAATGGTTGAGGCTGGTGTATCTATGGGTCAAATAATGTCTGTTACAGGACATTCAAATCCTAATAGTGTGATGCCTTACATGAAAAATACTTACCTAAGTGCAAAAAAAGCATTGACAATACGTGAATCTGTTGATATAAGCACAAGGCAAGTGCCGAACAGCTAATATTATATATACATATAAGTGATACATATAAATGGATATATACAGTTATATAAATGATTTACATTTAAGTGTAGGAGAATCTAAAAGATTAGATTGTCCTAACTGTAATAGTAAAAATACATTTACAGTGACTAATAATATGGGTGCAGTAATGTGGAACTGTTACAAGATATCTTGTAGTTTATCAGGAAGTTCTCGTGTTACACTCACTGTAGATGATATTCGCACTGCAATGAATAAGCAGAGGGAACAAGAAGACGGTACAGACTTTGAGTTTCCTGAACATGTTGTACCACATGGTAATCGTAAGGCAATTACTGAGTGGTGTGATAAATGGTCATTATCTGCTGACAAACTAAACTTGTACTATGATGTCAAGGAGAACAGAGCAGTGTTTCCTATCGTACACAATAATAAAATTATTGATGGTGCGGGTCGTTCATTAGGTAAAATGATACCTAAATGGAAACGATACGGAAAAAACAACTTGCCTTATTCTCAAGGACATGGTACAACTGCTGTTGTTGTTGAGGATTGTGTGAGTGCAGCTGTGGTTGCAAGCACAAAAATTGTTGGGGTTGCTGTGCTAGGAACATCTTTATCTGAATCACATAAGCAATACTTGTCACAGTTCTCAACAGCAATTATTGCCCTAGACCCCGACGCACTAGAGAAGATAATGCAGTTTGCTAAAGAGTTACGCAACTACGTTAAACAAGTAAAAGTACTAAGACTGAAAGATGATTTGAAATATAGAAGAGAAGAAGACTTAAACAATTTATATTTCCTAACCCCAAAGGAGTAAAATATGGAACTATCATTAATACGAAGCCTAATGGACAAAACATTCTATGATGAGCATAGAGGTGCAAAATGTCCAGACCGATTATTCAGTAAAGATGTAAGGAAGATTAAGCAAGCATTAGATAATGCTATGTCTACTTACGAAAGAACAGTAACACCTGATGAGATTGAAGCACTGTTTGTGTCAAGTAATCCATCAATGACTACTGCACAAAAGCAAGCATACTCTTCTCTGTTCAATCAAATTAAACGAGAACAACCTATGGGAGAAGACGTTGCACAAGAAGTTTTATCTAAATTGTTTCAACAAGTTGTGGGTGAAGACATTGCTAATCTTGGTTTTGATTATGTCAATGGTGCTCAATCTACACTTGAACCTCTTCGTAATATTTTGGAGCAGTATGGTGATGATTTTACTCCTAATCTAAATATACAGTGGGAAGATATAAGCATTGATGCTTTGCTATCCAAGAATGATTTAGAAGCTAAATGGAATTTTAGTATACCTAGTCTAACGAGGGTTGTAGAGGGTGTAAATGCAGGTCATCTAATTGAAGTAGGTGCTAGACCAAATACAGGTAAGACATCTTTTCATGCTTCTCTGATTGCATCCCCGGGTGGCTTTGCGCATCAAGGTGCTAGATGTATTATCCTTTGTAATGAGGAAGGTCCACATAGAGTTGGAGCTAGATATCTAACGGCTGCGACAGGCATGACAATGCATCAAGTCAAAGATAATCCACAAAAAGCACATGAGTTATATAATCCTGTACGTAAGCACATAGAGATTAAAGATGCATCTAATCGTGACATGGCATGGGTAGAGAGTGTATGTAAATCATATAAGCCTGATATTGTTGTCTTAGATATGGGTGATAAGTTTGCTAGAACTGGTGGCTTTGCAAGACCTGATGAAGCATTAAAAGCTAATGCAATTTATGCAAGACAGATAGCGAAGTCACATAACTGTGCTATGTTTTATATGTCTCAATTATCTGCTGATGCAGAAGGTAAAGTTATTCTTAATCAATCAATGATGGAAGGTTCACGTACAGGTAAAGCTGCAGAAGCTGACCTCATGGTGTTGATTGCGAAGAACCCACCAATAGAAGGACAAGATGAAGAAGGTCCACAGAGACATTTAAATGTTGTTAAAAATAAGTTGACAGGTTGGCATGGAAGTATTACATGTGAACTTGACTACAGAACAGCTAGGTATACAGCATGAGTACAGACAAAAAAATGAATGTATATACTAAAGAAGATATACCTAACCTTGAGTTTTGTATGGAAGAAGAAAAAAAATTAGCTGACTTGTGTGCTAAAAATAATTATCATAAAGACTATTATAGTAATAGCCATCGTAGAAAAGTTAAAAAATTTGAAAAATTAATACAACTTATAAGGCTATGTAATGCAGTAGAGGATTATGATAGAGGTTTAGCTTTAGTAGATGGTAAATTTGTTATTAGCATTACTACAAACACATGGAGAGTTGTTAATAAATCGAAATGGTATAAACACAAAAAAGATTTACAGCACTTTGTAAGTAATTATATATACAAGGATAAGTTAAATGAAGCTAACACTTGACGTAGAAAATACTGTTACTCATAGAGATGGCAAGTTACACCTTGACCCATTTGAGACGAACAACAAGCTTGTTATGGTAGGTTGTCTTACAGATAAAGGCGAAGAGTATCTATTTAGAGATGACTTCACAGGTGTTCAAGAGTTATTGGATGAAGCAACCATACTCATAGGTCATAACATAGTACATGATTTACTATGGTTATGGGAGTGTGGTTTAAAATATGATGGCCCTGTTTTTGATACAATGTTAGGCGAGTATGTTTTACAACGTGGAATAAAAGAACCATTGTCTCTTGAAGCTTGTGCAAATAGATATGATTTAGATACTAAGAAACAAGATACTATGAAAGAGTATTTTAAAAATAAAGTTCCTATTGATGAGATACCTAAGCAAGAATTATCTGATTATTTATCTGCTGACTTAAAGGCTACACAAGAACTGTCAGATGCTATATACAGAAAACTTAACACAGTAGAATATTCAGGACTAATGAATACAGTCTTACTAACAAATCGTGTTGCTATTACTTTGGCTAGAATATATCAAGTAGGATTTACTATTGATGTATCTAAATTAAATGAAGTAAGAGAGGAGTTTGAGAAAGAGAAAGCTGACATTGAAGAAAGATTAAATAGGCAAGTGCATGACCTTATGGGTGATACTCCTATAAATTTAAATAGTCCAGAACAAATGTCTTGGATTATTTATAGTAGAAAACCAAAAGATAAAACAACTTGGATGAATCACTTTGTTCCTTACATGAGTAAAGAAGAGTTAAAATCTAAAATAGAAGAGAATACAGACATAGTATATAAAACTAGAGCACAGAAATGTAGAGAGTGTAATGGAACAGGTACAATACGAAAGGTAAAAAAGGATGGAACTCTTTATGCTAAATTACCCAAATGTAATACTTGTCATAGTCTTGGCTACATTTTTGTTCCTACACAACAGATAGCAGGTCTTAAATTTAATGTGCCTTCAGTTAAATGGATAAGTGCAAATGGATTTAGTGTCAATAAAAAGATGTTGGAGGTACTGCAACATGTCACTAAAAGAACAAACTCAGAAACTGCTTATAGTTTTCTTTATGATTTACAAAGACTTTCAGCATTGGATACATATCTATCTTCTTTTGTACAAGGCATAAACACATATATGAAACCTGATGGTAAGCTTCATGTACGATTATTACAACACAGAACTTCTACAGGTAGATTTAGTGGTGCAGACCCTAACATGCAGAACATGCCTAGAGGTGGTACGTTTCCTGTAAAGAAAGTGTTTGTATCACGTTGGGAAGGCGGCAAGATACTTGAAGCTGACTTTGCACAGCTAGAGTTTAGAGTCGCTGCTTATTTATCACAAGATGGAGTTGCAATTGAAGAGGTCACTACTGGATTTGATGTTCACTCATATACGTCTAAGGTTATTACAGATGCGGGTCAACAGACTTCTCGCCAAGATGCGAAAGCACACACGTTTGCACCACTCTACGGAGCAACAGGTTTTGGCAGAACAGAAGCGGAAGCTAAATATTATGAACACTTCACACAAAAATACAAAGGAATCAAGTCATGGCATTCCCGATTGGCTTCAGAAGCTATGAACAAAGGAATGATTACAACACCTTCAGGAAGGCAGTTTGCCTTTCCTCATATAAAAAGATTATCTAGTGGTGGAGTAACTAACTTTACACAAATTAAAAACTATCCTGTACAATCATTTGCTACTGCTGATATAGTGCCCTTAGTGCTTATGCATATGGAAGAAAAACTAAAACATTTTAACTCTTGTATAGTGAATAGTGTGCATGATTCTGTTGTAGTTGACGTTCATCCTAATGAGATAAACTTAGTCATAAATACTATTAAAGATATAAATAATGAGTTAAAACAATTAGTAGAAAGAAATTTTGCTATCGAGTTAAATGTACCCTTACTATTAGAAGCAAAAATAGGTGACAATTGGCTTGACACAAAAGATGTCGCATGATATAACTATGAAACTTAAAAGAAAGAGAGGTATCACATATGAGTGATTTAGTAACTATTGATACAAATAACTATGCCGCTATGGCAAAAGCTATGGGTATCGCAGGAGAAAGCTCTTCTGAAACTAAGAAGAGTAATACCTTACCTAGATTGAGAATTAACCATTCTCCAATTATGGGTGAGACAGACATGAATGGTAAGAGTGTTAAAGTTGAGGTCGTCAATGGTGGTACATATCGCCTAGATAAACCTGAAGTTGAAACTTATTATGGTTCATCAGCAACTATCAGACCCTTTATGCAAAGGTTTATGTATAAAAGGTTCATTAAAAATACTAATGCTAAAGCAGGCGAACCTATGGGAACGTATCACAAAACTGTAATGGCTGATAGTTTAAATATAGATTTAAAAGACAATCAAGGTACATTTAACTGTGGTAAACCTGCAGGATATGTAAAGGATTTTAAATCATTACCAGTGACTCAACAAGATTTATTAAAACAAATAAAAAGAGTTCGTGTTATATTTGGATTAATAACTCTAGAAAACACTATCAATGATAGGGGTGAGTCTACTGAGTTGCAGGAGTCTCCATTTATTTGGGAAATAGATAACCGTGATGCATTTAAAATCATGGGTGCACCCTTTGCTAAGTTAGCACAAATGAAGAGACTACCAGTGCAACATAACATTGTGCTAAACACAGAAGAAAGGAAGTTGCCTAATGGTAATTCGTTCTATCTTCCAAGACCTAGTTTAGATGTTACAACAAAGGTTACTCTAACAGATAGTGACCAAACAATGTTTGCTGATTTTATTGCTTGGATTCAAAATTATAATGAGTATATCATTAATGAATGGAGCATACATAATGGCAGCAATATAAGTCAAGAAGATATGGACACTGTAGATGACTTCATTGATATAGACGCTTCTGAAGAGGTAGCATAATGAACCATCCAGCAGAATTGGCGATTCATCAGTATCTTGAAGATGCTACTCAAGGTGAAACTCAAATGAGTGAATCCACTATAGAGAGAATAGGCGAAGAAATAAAAGATGCTTTGAAACGTCAATTTGCTGGTGGTAATAAAAGAGATAATTTTAGGTATCGTATATCTAATATTGGCAGACCGTCATGTCAGCTTTGGTTTCAAAAGAATCACCCTGACAAAGGCTTACCTAAACCTACAACATTTGTTATGAATATGATGTTAGGTGATATAGTTGAAGCTGTCTTTAAAGGGTTGCTGACTGAAGCAGGTATGAAATACCAAGACAATACAGAAGTAGAACTCAAGTTAGATGATGGTACAACTGTAACGGGAACATATGATATAGTCTTACATGATGCCATAGATGATATTAAATCAGCTTCTGATTGGTCATACAAATATAAATTTGAATCTTTTGAATCACTTAAAAGTGGTGACAGTTTTGGTTATATTGGACAACTAGCAGGTTATGCTAAAGCTTCAGGAAAGAAGGTTGGTGGTTGGTGGGTTGTAAACAAAGCAAATGGTCAGTTTAAATATGTATCAGCCGCCAATATGGATTTAGATGCAGAAATAAATAAGATAAAAGAAACAATAAAAGCTGCAGAGCAAAAAGAATTAAAACGGTGTTTTGAACCCGAGCCTGAGTTTTTTAGAAAAGTTCCTACAGGCAATATGGTTCTTAACAAAAACTGTACTTTTTGTGAGTACAGAAAATTATGTTGGGAAACTCTTCGTGAGTTACCTGCACAAATGTCTCAAGCTAAAGAACCAAAGATGGTTCAGTATATAAAAATGAAAGGAGAGTAGCGTGAGTAAATCTTTAGACGAACTAAAGGCAAACATTGAAGAAATGGAAAAACAATTAGCTGAAGCTAAAAAGGAATATCGTGATATGCGTACAGCAGGTTTGCGTGATGCCATAGAAGCTAGAAAAGCAGCTGATGAAGCAGTAAAAGAAGAACTTAAAAACTTAGGTTATACGAATACTTATTCATACAGTAATCCATTTATTTCATGGCGAAACTTCTAGTTGTCTCCTCATAAAATAAGAAGAGATGCTATAAAGAATGGGTATAGGAGCGGCTTAGAGCATAAACTTTCCATCTATCTTAGTGAAAAAAAATGCCCATACTCCTATGAAAGCATTAAGATAGAATGGGAAGACCTAGCTTATCGCACCTATACCCCTGACTTTGTATTGTACAACGGAATTATCATTGAAACAAAAGGTAGATTTCTAGCTTCTGATAGAAGAAAACATTTAGCAATACAAAAGCAACACCCTAATTTAGATATTAGATTTGTATTCACAAATAGTCGTGCTCGATTAAGTAAAGGAGCTAAGTCAACATATGCACAATGGTGCATTAAATATGGTTTTAGGTATTATGATAGAATCATACCTGAAGAGTGGCTTAAAGAAAAAGGCAAAAACAAACATCCTAAAAAAATAAAATTTATGGGAAGAAAGTTAACAGGAGAAACAAAGTATGGAAAAGGACTCAGGAACTACTAATAGAACTATCTTACCTGAAGATTTTATTATTAGAGTAAATCCCCACTTAAATAGTAATGGTAAATGGAATGGTGGTATTGAATTAGCTATTGTGCCCAATCCAGCTAATCCATTAGATGATGATGATTATTATCAAGTAGAACATATATGTAAGATGCTCTGTTCAACATTAAACTTCATGGAGACTGAACCATCTTTACGAGATAAAATAAATGATTATGTTGTTAATGTATTTGACAAAGAAGCTGTAGATTCATATACTGAAAAACAACCTATAACAACTTACACAGATAATGTTATATCTGTATCATTTGGAAGAAAAGATAAATGTTAAGACACATGGAGTATATGAAAATGAGAGCAGAGCAAGAAGCTGAAAAATTAAATTCTGATATGGTTAACCATCCACCTCACTACAATAAGGCAGGCATAGAAACCATAGATGCATTAGAAGCAATGCTTACCAATGGTTTTGATTATTATCTACAAGGGAATGTATTTAAATATCTATGGAGATATAGATATAAGAATGGTGCAGAAGACCTCAAGAAAGCACAATGGTATCTGAATAAACTTATTGAGGTATATGATGGTAAGAGTTAAAATTATCTGCACTATATCTGTTGACCCAGATGAATATGCAATTCCCGCTGACGGAGATTTAACTGAAGAATTTGAAGATTACATAAGAGAATTTTTCTATGATATAGATGGAACAAAAATAACAAAACTAAAAGTATTGACGGAGACATAAATGTTAAATAATTATTTACCTACAGACTATCAAAATTTCATTGCCCTTTCTCGCTATGCAAGATGGCGAGATAATGACCAAAGAAGAGAGAATTGGGGAGAAACTGTTGATAGATATTTTGATTATATAGAAAATCATTTAAAGAAGAATCACAACTACAATATAACTAAAGCACTAAAAGAAAAACTATCTGCACAGATAATGAACTTAGGGGTCATGCCTAGTATGAGAGCATTAATGACATCAGGACCTGCTTTAGATAGATGTCATGTAGGTGGTTATAACTGTAGTTACATACCTGTAGATAGTCCACGTTCCTTTGATGAATGTATGTATATACTTATGTGTGGAACAGGTGTAGGTTTCTCTGTAGAAAGAGAAAATGTAGACAAACTTCCTATTGTTAATGAGCATTTTGAGAACAGTACTACGGTCATACATGTCGCTGATAGCAGACCCGGTTGGGCACGAGCCTTACGTGAATTAATATCTTTATTGTACGTAGGTCAAATACCTACATGGGATGTATCACAAGTCAGACCTGCAGGTGCTAGATTAAAAACATTTGGCGGTAGAGCATCAGGACCTGCACCATTAGTTGAGCTATTCCAATTTTGCATAGCTAAGTTTAAAGGAGCTAAAGGTAGAAGACTATACCCTATTGAGTGTCACGATATTATGTGTAAGATTGGTGAAGTTGTAGTCGTAGGTGGAGTACGTAGGTCTGCATTGATATCTTTATCTAACTTAGGTGATGACCAAATGAGACATGCTAAGTCAGGTCAATGGTGGGAGAATGAAGGACAGAGAGCATTAGCTAACAACTCTGTAGCATTCAAAGGTAAGCCTGACATGGGTACATTCATGCGAGAGTGGACTGCTTTGTATGAATCTAAGTCAGGTGAACGTGGTATCTTTAATCGTAAGGCAGCTAGAGTTAAAGCCGGTGAGAACAAAAGAAGAAAAACCGACCATGAGTTTGGATGCAATCCTTGTAGTGAAATCATACTAAGACCTTATCAATTCTGTAATCTTACTGAAGTTGTATGTAGAGCCACAGATGATTTAAGTTCATTAGAAGAGAAGGTACGTATGG